CGGCTTAAACCAGAATCATCGGTCTTGTTCTTCTTTGCTGTCAAAATCCAACTCTTTACACAAATACTCAAAATTCTCATCAATACGATCAAGGAAACTATCAACCAGATCATCTGATGTAATACCTAACAACTCCAATAAAGTAATCTCATCTAAATTACGGAGTTTCTCTAATAGCTCATGCATTAATAGGTTCGTACTGTTCTTCAAAGGCCCGAATTAATTCCGGATGCATATGGGGATATTTATCAGGAATATCAAGGACTTTTAGTGTCCCCTCATAATTCTTACTAAGATCACCAAACTTAGCACAAGCACCATCATAATTCTGCTTATTAACGAATACGATTTCATCTGCCCAAGCAAGGTGCTTTAAAGTCAGAGGGATAAGAGCATCATCCCAAGTACCAACGCTACGAGTATTATACTTACGGGCATACAGTCTAGCACCGGTAGCGCTTCTAAGAATACCCATACTACATACAAACAAAACACGCTTATCTGTACCTTGGAACGGATTCTTAACCACTCCCTCACGACATTGACGAATCTCATCACTTAGTGTTTGCGGAACCATCTTCTACTTCCTTAATAGCCATATCTAGATAATGTCTAGCTTTCTTCAGATCTTCTAACATTTGTCCCTTGAATCGACTTCTGGTAACATACTTAATAATATTACCCTCGTACCATCTAAGGTTATTCTTGGAGATAAATTCACCAGGTTGGATAGCAAAGTGGGCGTAATGATTACCACCCACTTGGATCTTGAACGGATCTTGATTACTTTCCATAACGTTTATTAATAAAGTCTAAGCTCACAGGCATCAAATCGAAGTTACCATCCTTAACCTCATGTAGCATCAGCATTCCTCTCCAGTGCTTGTTACCTTGGTATCCAAGATAATCTTCATTATGTTCATAGCAACTTCCAGCAATAATGCTAGTAAGACGATCCCCGTTAGCACGATGTCCGGTAGCGATCTGCAATCCTTGTTGATGCCCAGCAACACAAGACATATGCTGCTTATTAAGCTGAGCCTGAGCAGAAGAAGCAGGTCTCCCGGCCACGCCTGTAACAAAGTAGTGACAGAACGCAACCCCTTCAATAACCACTGGCTGAAGGAAGTCATAAACTTCCCAATCCTTGTCATACTCTAAGTCCTCAATTCCAATTGTTCCATCAAGCTTTGCGTCGTTGTTGACTGCGCGTAAGATGCGTTCCTCATGGTTTCCCAAAGTGAGGACAAGTCTTGGATTGTATCTATATCTATGGCCTTCGATATCCCGCTTACGACGCTCTTTAATTGGAGCCAGAAGTGCCGCCATAGCATTCTTTGCTGCTTCCACGTCAGCTTTGTACCTGCGTCCTTCAAACGATTTCTTACCGATATCGTAAGAAGATAGGCTAGGCATATCCGCAAAATCTCCAATGTTAACGATAACATCAGGTTCTTTTTCTTCTAAATATCTACCAATATTAGTTAGGAATCTAGTATCGTCTCCAGGACGAACCTGACAATCTGGAATTACTGCAATCTTCAATCGTTAAGCTCCTGCTGCATATCTTGTTCTGCAACTGCCTTATTATACGCATTGAGCCCAACAGTAGCAGACATATTCACTGCAAATTGCAATAGATGTTGAATTTCTTTAGCGGAGAACTCAGTACGGACTTCAATTCCTCCATCATCCTTTTCAACTAGGATTTCAAGTACCTTCATTATTTTTATTATTCCTTAATAATTTTAAAAAGAAATCCAAACTTACGGATGCAAGGTAGATTCCACGATCACGGTGTACAACGACAACTGGTTCCCATTTTCCATGGGACTTTGCCTGCTCATAGTACGTATGAATCTGGCTAGTTGCCTTATTTTTAACTTCAATTTGAATAGGAAGTAGTTTTCTTGCGGCAGGTGATAACTGAATGTCTTCTCCTTGCTGGCCCATTCCTGTAGACTTAACATCGTCTTCTTCTAGTTCCGGGAACGCTTTAAGGATAAAATCTCGTACTGCCTGTTGACCGAGTCTTCCTTTTTGTTTTGCACTTTGTGGCTTCAGAAAGGAATCTCCGTTTGAACTGCTTCTTCATATTTGGTTCCATTCATTACTGCATTAAACAGCATAATTCTGTCATCCTTATTAAGAAGATTAAGTTTCTTAGCTACAGAAGTAGCCGCTTCAAAATACTTATAAAAGAGAGGATCGGTGGTCATAATAATATTAAACTCACCTTTACGTAAAGATTTAAATTCAGATTCCCTACCTTCTACGTGAGATCCACCTAATTCCCACCACTGGTTCATATCATTAATATGTTCTCCAGTATCTCTATTACCAATCTCAAACCAGCCTAAAAAATGATCCTTATCTTCAGGATTAATTAGAACTAACCAATCTTCATCAGTGTCTGTAGGAGCAGGATTACAAATCTCTCTGCTACCAGTTCTACACATCTTTTGAATTCTAGGATAGGCTTGGATTTCAGCTAAGGACATGATCTTTCCAATAATCGTTTTCTTTACGCCAAATGAACACGCACTTGGCATTCATTTCCATTTCTTCTTCGGAACCGTATAAATTCAGGATTGCTTCAACTTGTTCTTGTCTGGTCTTACCAGACAAAAGCTTCGCTGCCTTAACCGGCCCGATCCCATTGATCCCAGGGATGCCGTCGGCACGATCGCCCATAAGCAACTGAGTAAGGAACCAAGTAATACCCATTTCCTCATCAACGTAATATTTTTCTTTCTTAACAAAGTTATAATGCCAGCCGGCTAATTGGTTAAGATCCTTATCATGGTGAATAAGAATGGTTTTGTCTTTAGGAGATCCATATTGTGCGATACCACATGCATCGTCCGCTTCCATGCCGTTGACAATCTGTGCATCCCATTGATCCCTTAAATGATTCTTCAGGGCCTGTTCCCATTTGGGACGAGGCTTATCTTTACGGAAGGCTTTATATTCAGGAAAAACTTGATATCTGAAGTTATCCTTACCAGTAAGGAAAAGGATATATTCCTTGGCTTCTGTTTCATCAAGAGCAGCATTAATCATGTAATCTACTCTTGCTGCTGCCTGAAATAAATCTTCACCTTTACTGTCGGCCGCTGCTGCGGCCCTAAATACAAAGCTATCTGCGTCTAGAATTGCATTCATCGCATTCTTAGTCTGTTTTGATATTTCTTTGCTCTTCTATCCACACCACGAGTGTGAGAAATAATTTCAATTCTTAATTCTACTTCATCATTTGGATAGAAGTATCTTTCTGTTTCGATGGTACATTTATGTCGTACTGCCCAAATATGAGCAGCATAGAACACCTTCAACATATCAGCATGTGGCATTCGATGCGTGACTACAAAGTCACCAACCTTCTTCAAATAAGAACTGAAATTATATTTATTACCTGGTTTAGTTCCCTTACCACCAGGACAATTACTAACTCTTACCCAATCATTCCTGGGTCTATTATTAGGCTTGTACCCCATGATTACAGATCATTAGGTTCCTTAAAAAGATCCTTACCATCATCAAGTACCCATTCAACGAATTGATCTGCAATTTTAAGAATTGCATCTACATCTTTACCTTGCTCTGTTGCAACAGCCTGGGCAAGACAGCTTTGCTTAATGATATAGACTTGCTTCTTGGCTCGTTCTTCCGGAGTTTCATAGGTAGAAGTTCTGGCGGGAGTATTACTAGCCATCTGCTTAGCGGGAGATTCTACACTTCCCGTAGCAGCTTTAACGCTAGCCCAATTGTAGAACTTGTCTCCTTCTACATAAGCAACCTCAACAGAATCACCGGCATTAAGTCTCTTAATCGCGTCGTAGACGGCAGGATTAGAGAAACTCATCACAGTCTTGGTCTTGGTCTCATCACGGTCAGTCTTGTAGACAACCGTCATCTTCTGATAGCTACCCTTAGCGGTAGGAACTTTCTCTTCCGAATAGGAGAGGAATTTAAGAATGGGCATTAGCCTCCTTATATTTGTTGATTTCGATCAGCTCTGCTTTGGAGCGACCAACCGAGACTTCGGCAGTCATCGGTAAATTAAATTCGTGATGCCAATTATTATATACTAAATTTGGCACGTTGTCAATAGCTTGATTGATTAAATCTGCTACTT